CGTACTTTTGATTCTTTCCGTTTCGGCCCTGAGTTTTGTTGTTTGGAAATTGTTTAGAGATTATCTATTAGTGAGTGTATTGGTTTCTACTGCTATTGTTATTGTCTCATTTTTTGCATTTCTTTTTTATAGCCCTGAAATACCTGAGACTTTGAAAATTCAAGAACGGTTAAGTTGGTGGGAAGAAAGCCAGACAATGCTTATAGAGAGTAATTTTCTTGGTATCGGTCGAGGTCAGTGGCAAACACAGCCTCATAAGAGGTCTCCTATTCATGGTCTTGCCCGACATGGTTGGCGCCCCGGACATGCTCATAATGATTTTATGGAGATACTTGCTGAGACAGGAGTTTTAGGATTCGGTGCTTTTCTTGCATTCCTGTATGCGACTCTTATGCTTCCTACTGGCCAAATGGGATATTGGCTCAAGTTATCCTTGTTGATTTTTATTTTTGAGGGAATGTTCTGGTCTCTTTTGCACCTTGCAATCTTTGTACCGTTTATCTGGATGATTGCGGGAATGATTTGGGCGGATCGGAAGGAAGAAGAAGTTTATAGTGGAGCGGGATATTAGGTGATGGCTACTTGCAAACATAATGACTTTGTTGCTGAAGTTGATGTTTTCCGTCTTGATGATTGCCAGAAATTTCAGGCCGAAATTCATATCAAATGCAAAGAGTGTGGCACGCAGTTTCGTTTTCTGGGTCTCTCAATAGGGGTGGATTTGAATGGCGCGATGGTTTCTGTTAACGGGATTGAAGCGCGATTAGCCATTGCTCCAGCCGATATAGCTCCTTCACCTTTTCAGAAAATGATAGAAGGAGAAAAGAGCAGGCTTCAATAGTCCTTTGCTGATATGGAATTATTTAGTGAATAAATTATTACTTACCTTTTTGGTTATCCTAATTCTCCTTACCCTCTTCAACGGTCTTCGTATCTGGGGCAATCGTTTGTTTTCCGCTGGCCATGTTATAGAGGCCCTGGTCGTAGACCCATATAATTACCTCTATCATTTTGCTGCTGGTACTACCTTATTACAAGATAGACATAGTTTCCGGGCCGTACAGCATTTACAGAGAGCAATTGAACTCAATCCTAGTTATACAGATACCTTAAATAACCTTGCTGTTGCTCTGATTATGGAGAAGCGTTACGATGAGGCCCGCAGGGTCCTGGCCGATTTAAATCAACTGGATGCTAAGGATGGGTATGGGAAAATCAATTTAGAGATTTTGGAGAAAATGAAGAAGGGGCCTTAAGATGTTTTCTGAATGGCTTTGTGGGGCATGTTACCCTAAAATCATTAAAGGTACATTCGGTAAAGTAATTCTCCATAGTATGAATTTTCACAAATTAAGGTTCAAAGAAGCACGAGCTAATCTTACGTTAGAAAGTGAGGCAAAAAAATGGCAGGAGAAAAAGACAACGACCAACCCAAGCAATCCCGAGACGAAACCGGCGAATGGAGAAAAGACAGCAACGGTAACTCACCAGAAACCGGTGGACCGGTCGGCATAAAGGTCAAATGTGAACCCCCTGGAGTAGTACGGGTCGATTTTGACCGACCTGTCGATACTATTATGCTTTCACCCCTAGATGCTATAATATTTAGTCATTCTTTGCTTCAGGGTGTTATGGTGTGTGCTCGACCCCAGGCAAAGAGTAAGATTATCGTTCCTAGCTGAAATAGGACTACCTAGCCAATGGCAGACTATATACCACCTGGCTCATTGCCCCCTGGACCCAGGTTACTTACTAGGGAAGATGTTCAGGCTAAGGTCAATGCAGCTTTGGTGGAAGGATTTAGACTTCAAGATTTGATTTTTTCTCGCGATGAAAAGGATATAGCGGAGCGAAGGAAGCTATTCAAGGACAACCCAGAAGAGGTGAGGCACCAGCTACAGTTCTTTTTTCGATATTTGGATCGTGTGTGGCCTGCTCGTATTCTCCATGAGACGGTAAATCCACAGCGGAAACGTATTAGCCCGGAAGATATCGCCGCTCTGAAATTAACCCCGGAGCAATTACGAAAATTGGCGGGGATAGAGGAAATAGATGCCGAGTGAAAGGTTACGCAAGGCAGGGGTAAGTAACAAAACCTTCGATTCGTGTGTCCGTCAGGTCAAGGCTGGGGGGGGACCGGCAATCCATTCGCAATCTGTGAGGCAAGCCTTCAAAAATCAAGAGGTCTTCGGCCAAAGCGAAAAAGTCGTAGAGAGATTAGGTCAAGGAGATGACCCCCTCTATCATCATCGTCGCTATCTTAGGTTTCTTCACTGCCTTAACTCTCCTTGCTTCGGCCATCCTATTTCTCTATGTTGCCAGAGAGTTTCGGAGAATCTTTATTTGGCTTACTGACTTTACTAAGATGTATCTTGGGTTAGATTTTGAACCAGATAAAATTGATAAAAGTCCATCGGGAGGGCACGTAGTAATGGAGAAGCCCTGGGATGATAATAAGGATGGACAGAGTTAAATGAAAGGTATAGCAAAAGGCTACGAGGAACTTCAGATTGTGCCGAAGTGCAAGACTGAAGTTCATCTTGTCTGCTTTTCTTGTCAAGAGGTGTTTATTCGCTATCCTGCTCCACGGATTCCAGAAGAGCAATACGCCGAGATTCAGGAATGGCTCAAAGAGAAAGAACCGAAGTGTGAGAATTGTAGAGAGGGATTTAGGGTTCTTCTCGATGAGAATGCACCATCTGGAATGTTATACTATATTGATACAAAGTATTTGTCATTCAAACCGCAAGATATGGGACCAGGGAAGATTGAACTGAAGCCGCGTGGTGTTGGTGCTTCGACAATGACTTGGCAAGCTATAAAATCAACGGTCATTGAAATGTATTTCTCAGACCAGATAGTTAAATCAGAGAAATTGGGTTTCATTGAATATTTAAAGACTATTGTAGATACAGGGAAAGACTGGACTCGGGAGAAATAAATGAAACTTGACGACCGCTGAGTTTACTAAGACTGCTCCATCCATATGTCGATGGGTGTTTTCATTTGTTGGTGGGGGCAGATATTGTGTTTCCCTTTTGCAAAATTGCATTGCATGCACAAAACTTGAAAACCTGTGGGGAAATTATTCTTTTTTAGCCATCCAAGCAAAGATTTTGTGCTGGGTATTTCTTTTCGGTGTTCACCGCCATTGTTGTCAATGTGGTCCATGGATAAAAACCTTATTTCATTTTCGCCACAACAATTGCACTTTGGGCCTCCATAAGCCGCATAGACTGCCATGCGTAGTTTCTGATAAGAGATTTGACCTCTTTTTCGAAGAAGAGTTCTTTGATTTTTATATAAAATTCGCCCTGCTGCTCGACGAACTTCTGGGTTTGCCCAATATCGTTCCCTCGCATATTTACGACGATGTTCTAAGTAGGTCCAATAATGTTTTCTACTCGCTGCTCGATGTTTTTCTGGGTGGGCTTTACGGTACTTGGTATATGTTGCGCGTCTTCTTTCTGGATATTTTAATAAATATCGCGCATTTGCTTCTTTTTGTTTTTGCTTCTTTATCTCTTCTCTGGTTTTCCTCTCTTCGGAGCCTTTTTCTGATTCCAGTAGTGGGATTTGCATTTCGGGCATATGATTACCTCCGTTTGTCTTGGTATCCATCCGTGCCTACAACGGTAACATCTGAAAAAAGGCAACTTGGTTTTCATGGTCTTAATATAGCTTATGAGTAAAGATTTGTCAATAGATATTGATTCCCCTGAAGTTGGGTCTGCCGCTAGGCGGCTGTATTACCGGTCCCCATCTGGTGTTACTGATTTTCTCAAATATGAACTCAAGATATCTACCAAGGCAATCGGTTTACAGCGGTTTATCCCAAATGCTGCTCAAGTGCCTATCATTGCGTCGATGGTGAAGCAACTTGAGACAAAGGGTGTAATCAGGCAAATATGGTTTAAGTGCAGGCAGGCCGGTTCGTCTACGCTGGCTTCTGGTATCATTTGGAACAGAATTTCTCTCTTTGATGGGATGTATGCGTTTATTGTTGCACAAGATCGCGGAACAGCAGAACATCTGTATAATATGCAAGACTTGTTTTATACCAATATGAGTCCTGATATTCGTAGGCCAAAAAAGTATTATACTAAAGGCCTTGAAATGGTACTAGGTGATCCTAGTGATGAGCCGGGTCAGAATATTGAATCGCGCCTTCTTACGGCGGAAGCAAAGAATCTTCATATTGGGACAGGTCGAACCCTACACTGTCTTCTTCTAAGTGAGGTTTGTCGTTATCCAAATACTGATCCGATTAAGGAATCCTTAATTCCTGCTTGTTCGGATTTTCCGGGCACTGTAAGGATCTTGGAATCGACGGCTCATTTTGGTCAAGGTGCAGAATATTTTCGGTATCAGTGTGAAAGAGCCATGAGGGGGGATAGTGAATATGAATACCATTTTATGAAATGGTGGCATCTACCAGAGTATTCAGTTTCATTAGACAGGGGTGAGAAATTAAAACTAGATGTTGAAGAAAGAGTTCTTGTTAAGCAATACGGACTTACTCCAGAGAATATCAAATGGCGCAGGAATAAAGTTGAAGAACTGGAAGGTGATATAAGCAGTTTTTACTTATCATATCCTATGAACTATGAAGAAGGCTGGGTTACAAAAGAGACTTCCGCCTTTCCTCAAGATAGACTCATGGAGCTCCACGCTAACCTGAAGCCCCCCATTAAAAGGTTCCGAATTGAGAATAATGAAATGTATGAGCATGATCAGGGTGAGTTCTGGGTCTGGGTTATGCCGCAGAAGGATAAACTCTATGATATTGGGGCTGACGTAGGGGGGGGCTATCAGGATGGTGACTGGTCCGTGGGTGAGGTGATATCTCGGGGATCAAATATACAGTGTGCAGAATATAGGGCACGAGTTCTTCCGAGTGAGTTTGCAGATAACCTAGCGGTAATTGGTAGGTTTTATAATACGGCACAGATCGGCCCTGAAGTTAATAGCTATGGCCTAGAAACCGTCCATGAGCTTAATAAGACTTATCCTAATATCTATCTTTGGCGTAAGCAGGATAAGATTGTGCCGAGAATGACAGGGGATTTAGGATGGAGTACTCAGTATGACTCAAAGCTCATTATGGTTGGCTTAGGGCATAAAAGGATTTATCATAGGCAGGTTCAAATCTTCTCAAAAGTGCTTTGGGATGAATTGAGGTACTTTGGGCGTGACTATACGGATAGCGGGCGATTAACCTATGGGGCTGTTAAGGGGTACGATGACTGTGTTCTTGCTTGGCTTATTGCATTAAAGATATCTGACGATGAGGTCTTTGATGACTCTTCTCAGGATATCGGCACTAAGCCAAAAGAAAGAGAGAGAGACCCTGCGACATATGATTCAGAATGGGATAAAGTGCTAAGCGGACAAATAAACCAGGACATGATTACTGGCTCTTGGCCGGATTGATGGAGATGTCAATTCCTAAACACTGGCCTTGGAAGGCAAGATTAATAGCTTGGTTGACTTGGGCTGATGTAGATCAGGCTGCTGGATTAAAAGGGATGAGTTGGCGAAGAATATTCCGATTATTTTTATAAGGAGAAATCATGGAAGAGAGTAAAAGAGAAGGTGGAACTGATACGCCAATAGAAAATTCTGAAAAACCAAAAGAAACATTCCAGGAAATAGAGGGCAAGAAAACAACAGGTGAGATGACTTGTCCCAACGAGACTCTTGACACAACCTCTAGGGATACCCGCCTTCTTGACCGTGCCTTTACCGTAATCAGGGAGCACATTGCCCGTAACTACCGATTTAGTTCCAATCAAATGGATACCGGCATAGAGATATCACTACCTGTCTTGCCCTCCCGAGACCAAAAGATATTCCGAGAGATTGGTCAACATAATCGTGTATCACTTT